CACTGCGTCAAGTGCTGTGCGATCTGGCTCTTCGTCAAATCGATCAACACATTCCCGCCCAGCGCTTGCTCGAACGCGTCCATCTCTGGCCACGCCTGCGATCCGTCCATCCAGCCGCGCAGCGTGTCGCCGAATTCCTTTTCGCCCATCAGCACGGCCGTCTTATAGCACAGGCATTGCACGTGGATCGGCAGTTCGACCGTGCCGACTACGTAGATCCCCGCGCCGTTCTCCCCGCCGCGCACCACCGTATCGCATTCATCCTCAACCGGGTGCGCGCCGCTCAGATGGATCTGTTCCTTCTGCACCCACGGCATCTGCTTCAGCAGCGCGTCCGTAGCCATGTGGTGAATCGCCTGGATTTCATTGCGCGCCAGGCGCAGCGCCTTGTACGCCACGCCCTGCCCGGCGCAGGCGTCTTTGCTGTACAACCCCGTGCGGCTGCCCTGGGCGATCTCCTGCTTCGACAACTTATTCAATCGTGTGCTCGTCCAGCGCGGGCAATTTTGATCGGCGCCCAGGTACTGCTCCAGTTCCTTGGCCGTATCCCATGCGCTCGCCCCGTTGGCCACACCCGTGTTCAAAATATTCTCGATCTCGCGCAGCGACTCGTGATCCAGATTCCACACGCGCTGGCTCAGTTTCAAGCCGTCCTGGTAGATCCGCTTATTCGCCGCGGCGCGCATCGCCTCCAGCTGCGGATTGAACACAAAATCCACCACGCTGCTTTCCTGTAACAGCCTTTCCGTTACGGTCGTCTCCCCTCTACCTTTGGGAGAGGGGTCGGGGGTGAGGGTTTCCATCGCCGGCCGCAAATATTGCTGTTGATACACGGCCATCATGCCAAACGGGATGCTGGCTGCCTGGGTGCGCATCTCCTCGAGGAACGGCTTCCACTCTTTCAAGAAATCGTTCCACTCACGCGTGATCTCCTGCTTGGCGCGATACAACCCCATCCCGTCGATCGTTCCATCCTCGCGCGCGGCATTGATCACCGTGCTCCTCATGGCCTTGGTGGTCTCCAGCAGCATCCGGTGCGTCTCGCCCGTCACGTACAAATGCATCCGCAAGATCGCCTTCTGCTGCACGCGATGCACTTGTTTCAGCGAAATCTCGGCCAACGTTTTCTTGCTCATAATCTCGGTACTCAGCAACCATTCCCCTCTCCTATAGGAGAGGGTCGCAGATGCCGGGCGTTTTCCCCGGCACTAGGGGTGAGGTTCACAACCCCGCCGCCGCCTCCGCCACGCGGCCCGCATCGCCGCCCGCGTCCAACACCACCGTGCTCATATCCACGCCCGGTAAAAATGGCGTCAGCACCTGCAGGATCAACTCGTCCGGCAAACCCAGCGTGCGCAGCCGCAGCGCAGCATCCGCCGCATCGCGCAGCATCGCCGGCGTCAATACCTTCTTGGCCGCCCACACCACCTCGTAGGCCGCCGTCTCAGGCAATATCCCGGCCAGCAGCAATTGCAGATCGATCACCGGCCGCACGATCTCATCCTCGACCCACTTCGTCACGACCGGCAATTCCTCGTCGTACTGCTCCTTCTGCTTGTCCAGCACATCCCGGTTCAGGTCCTGCCCGTACCCGATCAAACTCATCGGCACGGGTGACGCCGTCCAGAACGATCGGATATGATGCACCACGTCCGCGATCTGCTCCAAATTCGCATCGCCCTGAATCGATGAAATACTGCCCGTCTTGTTGGTGTAAAAATCGGTCACGGCCGCGAACGGGTTGGCCAGCGCCTCCTGGTTTCTTTCCTTGTAGGCGTCCAGTTCCGGATCAGACGCCCCCTCGACGACGTGCAGATACTTCATCCCGGCGCGCGTCTTGCGCCGCACCGCGATATCGGTTTCGCCCTCGCTGTAACGCTTGAAGGCCCCGGTGGCCGCTGCGAAGAGTGGCGTGCCGTAGCGTGATCCCTCATCGTGGTCCCACCGTGCGTGAATGATCTGCCACTGGGCAAACCACACAGCATCCGTTGGCGCCGCCAACCCCGCTGAAAGCGACCCCCACCACGCCGCATCCCCCCACCAGAAGGCCCGCGTCGGATCGGCGAACCGATCGAACTCGTCACTCGCGCGCCGTATCTCCAACGTCGGCTTGCGCGTCAGCGACGCGATCTCGGCCTGCGCATTGATCCCCACTTCCAGCAGTGTATCGCCGTCGCGCAGCGTCAGCCGCACATAGTCGTCCAGGTGATCGACCAACTTGATGCGCGTCACCAGGCCGGTCGCCACTTCCACCGCCCGCGCATTCTTGGACTTGATCGTAAAGCCGCCCTTCACCGCATCGCGCGCCAGCGTGCTCATAATCCGCTTCACGCGCATGTCCACGCGATACATGTCCCGGCTCTTGCGCACAATCTCCAGCCGATCGCGCTCCGCCCGGAACAAATCAGGCAGTGTGCTGGGCCGCGCCGGCAGCGCCGTCTCATCGATCGTCGTCACCTCAGTGGTCTGCGATCGCTGTCGAAACAAATTGGTAAAGCGCTGAATGAGTCCCATTGCTTACTCCCCTCCCCTGTCCCGATGTTTGCCACGGGGGAGGCCGGGTGGGGGTTCCTACCTAAACACGTTTCTCAGCATCCGCTCCAGCATCGGCAGATTGCGCTCCATCGTGCTCACGATGATCGCGTACCGCCCGCCGTTGCTCAGCTCCAGGTACTTCCCGTAAAACATCGTGTGCGACAAACACAGCACCAATCGATCGCTCGTGCCGCTCACGATGCTGCTGTCCACGCTGATGCTGCGGACATCCAGTGATCCCGTTAAGGGCGGCAGCCCGAAACCGTCCACGGCAAAAAACAAACCCGATCGTGCATTGCCGGTTCGGTCAATCCACCTCGCCGACTGGCGCGCATCGTCCTGCATCTTCTGGCCCATGTAACTCGCCACGGCATACACCGCCACCAGCAACTTCTGCTGATACGCCTGTATCCCCTTGATCAACGTGCTCGGCGGCTTGATCCACACCAACCCGCTGCTCATTCGATCGCCTCGGCCTTCGCCATCGTCGCCGCGCGCCGCTCAGGTCTCACCCACGTCACCCGATACAACACCGGCGACGATCCCACCGTCAGCGTAAATCGATCGTCGATCTGCACGTCCAGGATTGTGGCTCCCAGCAGCACCACCTGTTCGCGGATCTCCAGTGCGGCTCCAGACTGCGTCCGCCGCTGGCTCAGACCGCCGCCGGCGATCCTCACCGTCTGCGCTTCCAGTGTGGCATCTCCGCGCCGCAGCGTCACGCTCACCGTGTTATCCCCGCGCACCGCGTCCAGATCCGCTTGCATCTGCGTCATGTCGTCTGCACTAAGCATTTCGTTTCTTGCCCATAACAAGTCTACTGAGCAACTACGCTGTAAAAGCGTCCGGCGCTTCGCCGCGTCGCAGCGTCTGCCCGATCTGCGCTAGCACGCTCGCCAGATACTCCTCGTTCAGCATCTTGGCCTGTTCGCGCAGTTGCGCCGACAACTGCGTCTTGTTGACCGTCTCGTCTCCGATGGTGTAGTTCCATGACTTTTGCGCGGCGGCATTCGCTTGCGCCATCACCGCCAGCGCCTTCGCCTTTAGCAGCGCCAGCGCGGCGACGTCGTCCGTCATGTCGACATACACGTTGCTCGCGTCGAGCACGTACGCCGCCATGTACCACATCTCGCGCGCCATGCTGTAATTCGGCGTCGGCGACAGGACCAGCGTTGAGCCCTGCACCATCACGTATTCCTTGAAGGACACTCCCACCGGGATCACGCCTGCCGCGGTGTTCAGCAGCCCCGCCTGGATATCGAACAGGCCAACGAGTCGGATCATCTTCACGAAGTCAGCCGGCAGCGTGTAACTCGCCGTCCCGCTGATCACGTTGAGGATCGTCACCTTCTGCATGGGCGCGCGCCGGCCATAGTCCGCCACGGCGTCCTTCACGCACTGTTCGTATTGTGTGTTACTGGGGATGCCGTTTCGGGCTGGTACGTCGTTTTGCAGGCGTCGCATCAATTCGCTCAGTGTGAACATTGCTTACCTCTTCTTCAGTCACGAACGTCTGCTGCTCAAACGGGCTAGGCTGTTCGGGCTCTTGTTGGGGCATTTCCGCATGCCTGCCCTCATCTCCCTCCACAACGAACCACCCCGGATGCGCCTTTTCCGCGGCCGCCAACTGATCCTCGGTGACCTCGCGTACCTCGCCCGGATAGATAAACCGCCCGCCCAGCGGCACACCCTGCAATCCGATAAACTTCACTCGCATATCGACCTCCGTACAAATTCCCCTCTCCAATAGGAGAGGGGTTAGGGGTGAGGTGGGGCTACTGATAATTCTTAAACGTCACGCGCACCGTCGCAGTTACATAGCCCGTGTTCGCGATGTTAAACCGCACATATTCCCCGGCCATGGGCATCCGCAGATAACTGGATCCGTTCGCGCTCAGCACAATCCGGTAGGGTTGCGCCGTCACCGTGGTGCTGCTGACGGTATTCCAATAAGCGCTGGCCCAGTTTACGGCGTCATTGCTGAACTGCGGTGTCACGGTCAATACCGCTGTCCCGCTCACCGCCGCCGTCACGAACACATCGGCATTCGCCCACTGCACCGCCCTGCTCGCATCGATGCCCGCTCGTATGAGCGGGCTCGCCGTGTTCAACGTTCCCGTCGTCACGATCGCCGCGTTGTAGAATGTGTAGGATGACCACGACTGCACCCGCGCCGGCTCCGGATCTCCGCTGCCGCTGTCGGCGGCCACCATGCTCGCGCTCAACGCCAGCAGCATCATCATCGTAATCAACGTGACTATCACCACTCGTTTGGTCTTCACTTGCTCATCTCCTAAACCCGCCCCCCTCCCATTTTAGGGGAGGGGCCGGGGGTGAGGTTTTCTTCGTC